TCGACTACGACACCACCCATGACCCCTTCACGTTCACGCCCGGGCGGACCTATTGGGACACGGACGCGCAGACGCTCGCGACCGACCTCGGCAACGGTACGACGCTGCAGCACGGACAGGAAAGCCAAATTTTCGGACGGAACAACACCGGGGCAACGCTCGCGAACGGGAAGGCCGTCTACTGTTCGGGGACGACCGGATTCCGTCCGACGTTCGCGCTCGCCGAAAACGACGACCCGAACCACTGGCGCGCGATCGCGTTCATGACGCAGGACCTCGCGATCAATTCGCAGGGATACGCGACGACGTTCGGAATGTTGAACGACGTCGACACGTCCGCAGTCAACGAGAACGACGAACTCTATCTGTCCGCCACGCCTGGCGAATTCCAGAACACGCGCCCCGCGGCGCCGACGCGCGTCGTTCGACTTGGCCGATGCATCCGGAAGCACCCCACCGAGGGGAAGGTGTTCGTGAACATTTTCACGTTCCCGTACCTCTCGGAACTGTCCGACGTCGAGGTCTCTTCGCCGACGGCCGGGCAGGTACTGAAGCACGACGGGACGAAATGGGTCAACGGAACGCCAGCGACCGGGGCGACCGAATACGACGCCGTCTGTAGCTCAGAAGCGGAACTGGTTGCGGCGCTCACGTCGGCGACGGTCCAAAGCATCTACATCCGGATTCCGTCCGGAGGCGAATACACGCTTGGAAGCGCGACGACATCGCTCGTCGTTGGAGCTACGAAGCGGATCTATGGCGAGGCCGTGTTCCTCGGGGGAATCGCGATCAACCCGAACGGGTTCACGATGCGATGGAGGAACCAGAAGGTCGACGTCACGGGCGCCGCGTCGTTTGCGGCCGGCGGATCGGTCTATATCAAGAATGTCAACATTCAAGGCGGGACGCTGAACGGTACGAGCGGAACGCGGCAGTATGAGCAATGCAACACGGCCGCGAGCGTGTCGAATTTTGTCCAACGCTTTTGGGATGTCGTGTTTCCGTCGAGCGCAAGTATCGGCGACGCGAGCATTCTCCGCTGGAATTCGGCGACCGGCCTATGGGATCCGGTTTCTCTCGGAGTCACGGCGCCGTTTGGGCAGGAGCTTTTCAGCTATTCCGTTTCAGAGACGACCGGAGCGATCGGATCCGATGGAAATCTCGGGACGGTCATCAACGCCACCACCCGCGCGTTCGCGTTCGTCCCTGCGGGAACTGTCACAATTACGAAAATGCGCACGATGATTACCCAAACAGGCGGGACCTATTTTCGCCTTGGGCTCTACGACGCAAGCGGGAATTTGGTCGCGAAGTCCGCCCGATATTCCGTTTCCAATGGAATGAAGGAGGTCGCGCTCACGCTTGGGCCTTCAGATGTTGCAATTTCCGGCGTCACGTTGACCGGCGGCATGGTGTATTACATGGCCTACTGGACCGACGACACGACGCAGAACTTCCATACGCCTGTACTTTCTGGACGATCGACGAGCACCGCTTCGCCGTTGATGCAACGGACAAGCGGATCGAATTCGGAAATGCCGAACACGATCGGGAGCGCGACGAATACCGGGTACCGTCCTTGGCTCATGATTTCGGGGTGACACATGGCAACATTTGTTAGAACAGAATCTGTCATTGATCCGGACGTGTTCCTGGAGAGCCCGTATACCGACGAAGGCGTTCGGGCGCATTCTGAAAAAATCGCAGCCGTACAAGCGGAGAACCCGAACGACGTTCGGTTTTTCTTCCTCCGCGAAACGCTTGTGGAGCGCGACGCGTGAACCTGTTCACGATCGAGCAATGGATCGCGCTCCTCGTTTCAAACCTGGCAACGCTGGGGACGGTCTGGCGCTTGTTGCGTCCAAAGGTCGCAAAGGAAATTTCCGAAGAGGATTCGATTTCTCTCCGATTCGCGACGTCTCGACACGTCGACGACCTCGAGCGCGCGAACACGCAAGCGCACAACCTGATCGTCGCGGAAATCGGAAGCGTCGCAGCGCACAAAGCGGACATCGCGGTCCGCCCCGTCCAGCTGCGCGTCGACGAACTGGAACGGCGCGTGGGCGAAGTATTGCTCGGCGTCCAGAACCTCGGGACAACGATCGACAAGGGTTTCGAGGCGCAGCGAATCGAATTCCGCGACGAAGTCCGCAGGATCTACGACAAGATCGACGAACACGCGATAGAAAGGGCATGAAATGGAACCGACAGAAATCGTCCTGAAACTCGAGCGGGGGAAGTCGACGAAGCGGGGGACGCCTGGCGTCCTCAGTTTCGGCGACGGCTTGACCGTCTTCACTGTCGAGGACCCCGTCCGCGAACCCGCGGCCGGCCGGCCGTCTCTCTGGGAAAAGCTGGTCGCCTGGGTGAAGTCCTGGAAGATCGCCGGCGACACGGCGATTCCTTCCGGACGCTATCGCCTGGCCTGGACGCCCTCGAATCGGTTCAGGCGTGAAACGCTGCAGCTTCTCGACGTTCCCGGCTATGGCGGGATCCGAATCCACGCCGGGAACCGGAAGGGTGACACGGAAGGGTGTCTCCTTCCTGGATTGACTCGCGACCCGAACGGCGTCGACGTGCTCGATTCGCGCCGCGCCCTGGCGAAGCTCGAGCCCGTTGTCCGCGCGCACCTGGACGCCGGGCGCGAGGTCTGGATCGAAATCGATAGGGGGACGCCGTGAAGCGCGCGAGGTCGTTCGCGAGCGCTGCGCTTTGGAAGACCTGGCGCGCGAAGATAGTCGCGTTCCTGATGGTCGTCCTTGCCGCGCTCCCGCAGCTGGCGCCCCGGGACCTCGCCGCGTGGTTCGCGGACCAGTTCCCCTTCCTTCCATCCTGGGCCCATTGGGGCGCCGTGGTCGCCCTCGGCCTGGTCCGCGTCTGGTTCGCCGTGAACGACCCGGCCTGGCGCGCCAGGGCGTCCAGGGGGGCGCCCTGATGGCCGCGGAGCGGGGTCGCTCGGCCGTCGTCTCCGTGCTCGTCGTCGTGATCGTCGCGGCCGGCCTGCTCGAGCTATGGGCACGCCAGAACTACCAGGCCGTCCAGGACCGCAGCGCCGCGCGGAACGCGCAGGAAATGGGCGCGGTTCGGGAATCCCTGCGCGTCCGCGAAGCGGTCGCCGGCCTGCGCCTGCAGGCGTTCGCCGACTCCGTCCGGCGCCTTCGTGGGGACTCCCTGGCGATGGCTGAAGCGTTCCGCGCTACGGTCGCGCGCATCCGCTCGAGGCCGCTTCCCTGGCGCGTGGATACCCTGATCCAGCCCGATACCTCCAAGGGGCCGATGGTTTGCGTCGACGGCGCCGACCTGCTCGCGTGCACGGTCTCGGATTCAGCGCGGACCGTTGAGCTCGATTCGACCCGCGGCGCCCTTGCTGAATGCAACCAGGACCGGGACTTCCTGCGTGTGGCCCTCGAGGCCGCGCCCCCACGGTCGAATCGATGGGGCGCCTTCGGGGCCGGGTTTGCGGCCGGCTGCGGAACGTGCGCAGCCGCGACAGCGACGGCGTGCATCCTCGCGCCCTGAAAAAATTTTCCCAAAAGTCCCACGAATCGACGCGGTCGCATTACTTTGAATAACAACGCCGGCACGAAACGGCGCAAACCAAAGGAATCGACCATGGCAAAGAAGCGCCAGTCCTTCGGGGACTGGATCAAGCAAGTAGGCCGCGCGAATGTCGCGCGCCAGCTGGGGGTGACCTACAAGGTCGCGATGTATTGGGAAAAGGGGCGTTCGACGCCTCGGCCCGATCGGATCGCGCGGATCGTCGCGCTTTCCGGCGGAACGCTCACGGCCGACGACGTGATCGCCTGGCCCCGTCAACTTTCTAAAATGGAGGCCGCGAAATGCAGCTGCTGACCAACTCGCGCCGGAACTGTTTCGGAACGTGCCACCGGAAGCACCTCTTCGAGTACGAACAGGGGATCCGCCCTGCGTCCGAAGCGCTCGCGCTTGCGTTCGGCGACCTGGTCCACAAAGGCCTCGAGGCGTGGTATCTGAACCACTGGCAAGGGATCGAGGTCGCGAACCGTGAAGCGCGCGCCGCGATCGATGCAAACGGGAAGGACCTCGACCCCTACGTCGTCACGGTCGCGCAGGAACTCCTCGAGGCCTATTCCGCGCGGTACGGGGCCGAAGAGATGGAAGTCGTCGCCGTGGAACAGTTCTACGCGATCCCTCTCGTCAATCCAGCGACGCGCGGGACTTCGAGGACGTTCAAGCTCGCCGGCAAGCTCGACGCGATCGTCCGGAAGGCCGGCCGCGTGTTCATTGTCGAGCACAAGACCACGTCGGAAGATGTCTCGCCGGATTCGCGCTATTGGGCGAAGCTCGCGATGGACGGGCAGGTTTCCGGCTACTACATGGGCGCGCAGTCCCTTGGCTGGGACGCCGACGGCTGCGAGTACGACGCGATTCGCAAGCCTTCGATGCGTCCGAACCAGGTCGCGCAGGTCGACGCCGACGGCGTGAAGATCGTCCTCGACGTGAACGGCGACCGCGTGCGCACGAAGGACGGGAAGAAATGGCGCGAGACCGCTTCGACGGCTGACGGCTGGACTCTCCAGACCAGGACGGAAACCGTCGACGAATTCCGCGCCAGGATCCGCGCCGACATCGCAGCCGATCCCGATCGGTACTTCCGCCGGCACGACGTCCACCGGACCGACGCCGACCTGGTCGAATACCTGTCGGACGTTTGGGCCGTCGGTCGCGAAATCGCCGACGCGCAGGTCTCCGGCCGCTGGCCTCGAAACCCTCGGTCCTGTGACATCTATTCCGGATGCCCGTTTTTCGAGGTCTGTTCGGGGCGCGAATCGATCGACAACCCGCACTACTTCAAGCGTGGTCCGATCCACCCGGAGCTCGAGGGATTCGCCGAAACCCTTGCGACAGATGACGATACCACCACCACCGAAGGAAGGGGAAACGCATGAACGCGCCCGTCTCCAATCGTCCACCGATGACCACGAACCGCGCGCCAGCGCAGGCCGCGCTTCCCCTGGCGTCGTTCGCCTCGAGGATCCGCAAGGGTTCGACGAAGCGCCCCCCGCGGGTTTTCTTGATCGGCGTCGAAGGCGTCGGGAAGTCGACATTCGGCGCGGAGTCGCCGAAGCCGTTCTTCCTGTGCGCAGAGAACGGACTGGTTGGAGCGCAGTTCGAAAACTGCGAATCCGCCACGCCGACCGACTGGCTCGATTTCCTCGCCTGGGTCGAATGGCTTGCCGTGGGGGAACACGACTACAAGACGCTGGTCCTCGACACCCTGGACTGGATCGAGCCGATCCTGTTCCGCTATCTGTGCAAGCGCGATTCGAATCCGTCGCGACAGCTGGCAAATATCGAGGATTACGGGTACGGGAAGGGGTACAAGTTCGCCGCTGACGAATTCCGTCGCCTGCTCGTACTGCTCGACAAGTGCAACGCGCGCGGGATGATCCTCGAGGTCCTGGCACATTCCACGATCAAGGCCTTTTCGAACCCTCTCGGCGACAACTACGACAGGTTCGAGGCGAAGGCATCGAAGGAAATCGCGGGGCTCGTCTCCGAATGGGCGGACGCCGTCCTGTTTGCGCAGTTCCAGACCTTCACCACGCCGGCGAAGGGACTCGCGAAGGCGAAGGGATACGGCGGACAGCGCCGCATCGTGAAGACCACGCACGCGGCCGGGTGGAACGCGAAGAACCGCTTCGGCCTCCCCGAAGAGATGGAATTCGACGCCGGTTCGATCCTCGAGGCGATCGCGTCCGGCAACGGCGCCGGCGGCGATTCCTCCGAGGAACTGCGCGCGGAAATCGCGGCGCTCTCCGATTCGCTGCCCGAAAACATCCGGACGCGCGTCGACGCCGACGCGGCCGCGTGCACGGATCCCGCAGGCCTGGCGCGTGTCCTGAACAAGGTCCGCGCCGCGGTCGTCAAGTATGCACCCACCACCAACAACGAAGAGGCCTAGAATGTCCGCAAACCGTTACATCGTCGCCGCGACGACTTCGTCGAACGCGCTCTCCCTGTCGAAGACGAAGGGGACGCCGTCCGTCAAGATCGCCTTCCGCTCGATCCCCACCGAGGACGGGGAACAACCTCGGACCCTGTTCGCCGATCTCTGGCTCACCGACGCGGCCTTCGATGCGTCGATTCGAACCCTCCGCGAGGTGTTCCGCTGGGAAGGGACCGACCTTTCCGAACTGAACTCGCCGATCCTGCAGGGGATCGAGGTCGACCTGGTTTGCGAAGTCGAAGCATACACCGACGCGCAGCAGCAGCCACGCGAGCGCGAGGTCGTGAAGTTCATCAACCTTCCCGGCGCCGGCGGGGTCAAGGCCTTGGACGGCATGGACGCCGCGAATCTGTGCGCGTCCCTGAACGCGAAGCTCGCCGGCCTTGGACGCCAGGCGATCGCAGGACGCCAGGGAAGCGCCAGGCAGGCCCCCGCGGCCGGGCAGACTGGCGCCGGAGCTCCTGGCGCCTCCAGTGCCCCGCAGCACGGTCTCGGGCAGGGACGCCAGGGCTCCGGCGCACCGCGCAGCGGACGCGGATCCGCACCGTCCGGCGCCGACGACTTCCCGGGGTTCGCTCCCCCGCAGGAAAACGGCGAATACTGATGTCGAAGCGGTTCGGCCGCGAATTCCTGCGCCTCCGATTCGGGGCGCAGGTTTTGGCCCCTTCGGGGGCTCATTCGTCGGAACTGCAGGCCGCACGACAGAAGCGAGGCGAGGACACCGAGCGCGACGTTGGGAGCGCGCTTCGGTCCCTCGGCTATCGCCTTGTCGAGAAAAGCGAGGTCTCTTTCGGGCTTCGCAAGGGCGAACGGGCAGGGGAACAGAAGCGCTTCGCGCGCGGGAAGGTCTCGGGCGATTTTCGCGCCGTCGAGAACCGTTCCGGTCGGTCAGTTCTTGTCGAGTCGAAGGCCTGCGACGGCGGACGTCTTCCACACGGGAAGTTCCGCCGGCACCAGCTGGACGCGCTCGAGGAACACCACATGGCCGGCGCCCTCTCCATGGTCGCGTGGACCGATGGGGACGTGCTGCGCCTAATTCCCTGGACCGCATTCCGACGCGTCGGATTCGAGGCCGGGACGTCCGTCGAATTCGTCCCAGATCCTCCCCCCGTCCTCCGAATGGACGACAACGGCCGGCCGTTCTGGGTCGGCGGATCCGTCCAGGTCTACATGAGACAACCCAACACGAAACCGAAGAAAGGCAGAACACCATGAGCAAGACCGAAATCACCACCGACCGCGCCTGGATCGAATCCGGCGTCGTCCGTTGGTACGACCAGCTGGCGAGACGTATCGAAGAGGCACGCGCCGACGAAGAGACCGGCGAGGCGCCGTTCTGCGAGGTCGTCCCTCTCGAGCGCCTGAACGCGTTCCGGTTCTCCGTCGCCGGCCTGGCTGGCGTGATCGTAACCATCGCGATCGCGAACGGCTGCGCCTTCGCGTCGTTCCAGCCGGAAATCCCGATCGAGGCGACGCAGTTCAAGACGGCCGCGCCCGTGAAGACGCGCCCGATCAACAGCGACGACGACCTGAAAGCGCTCGCCGAATCCATCGCGATGTTCGCCGGGACGGACTTCCTCGAATGGCAGGGGACCGCGATCCTCGAATCGCAGAAGGCCGCGGAATGGGCCTGGACGACGCGGGAACTCTTTCGCTTCGTGGCCTGCGCCTGCAGGTCAAGGCGAACGCGGACGGCCTTTCTGTGAAGTACACCGGCAAGCCATCGAACTACTTCGAGGTGCTGCGCTCCCTGTTCGTTCGGCGGGATCCTTCCTAACTTCCGAACGTCCGCCGGCGTGAGAACCTGCGGAATCGCGACTTGAACACCCCGGCGGCGCCTCCCGCCCGGAACGGATCCACTTCGGAGCCGTGAAGGGTTCTCACCGGACAAGGGCGCCCCGGGGGTAGTTTGGAGGACTCCGTGGCCGATAGGACATGGACTGTTCGGATCAACCTCGACGCCCTCGCCGCGGAAATGCTCGCGCTCGACGGGAGCGAAGAGAAAGGCGCCTGGCTGACCGGGTTCCAGGTCGGCGCCGCTGGCGCGCCCCCGCGCGACTCATGGCCGGACGTGAAGCTGCAGGGGTGGAAGTTCGGGATTGCGGCATGCGACGAAGCGGAAGCGTTCCGACGGAAGAAATCCGCAGCTGGGAACGCCAGCGCGTCCGCCCGGCGACGCAGGAACGGATCGGCGCAGCCGACGCGCGCGGTCGCTCCTGAAAAAAGTCCCACAGAAAACGCCGAACACTGTTCGAGCGATGTTCGATGCGCGTTCGATGACGTCGAAACTGCGGAAACAGACGAAAACGACGTAGATCCGGCCGATTCTCGAACACTGTTCGAACGGTGTTCGAAGTCTGTTCGAGAATTTCCCGAACAGACTTCGAACCAGCCAACAGCCAACAGCCAACAACAAGAAGAAGAACAACAACCCGCGCGTGCCGCGCGTGGCGTCGCGCGAGAGTCTGCAGAACGCCGGGAACAAGCGGAAACGATTTACCAGGCCTACCCGCGGCACCAGGGGAAGGGCGCCGCGCTCCCTGCGATCCTGCGCGCCCTGGACCGCGTCCCGTTCGACCAGCTGCTCGAGGCCGTCCAGGCCTTCGCCGTCGCCGTCCAGGGATGGCCGGAACAGGATCGCCAGTTCGTCCCGCATCCGGCGACCTGGATCCGCGGAGAACGCTGGAACGACGACCGGGCGACCTGGCGCCGCAGCGAACAGAACGGACGGCGGACGGCATGGAACAGACTCGGAAGCGTCGACCACCTCGCCGACGTTCCAGGGACGGAAAGGATTTCGCGGAATGTCTCCATCCTTTGAACCTGTCCGGCGCCTGGCGCCACCTCCTGCGCCAGCTGCGGAAGAATCGGAAACGATCATCCGCGAACGGATGCGCGCGGCTGGCGTCCCTCTTCGCCACCTAGACAGCACGCTCGACGCGTGGACGACGCCCCACCCGGGAATGGTCGACGTCCTCGAGACGGCGCGCGGATGGCTCGAGGACGTGCGCACGGGCTCCGAACGCGTCCTGATCATGCACGGCGACCGCGGCACAGGGAAGACGCGACTTGCCGCGGCGATCCTGCGCCAGGTCGGGAAAGGCGCCTCGGTCGCGTTCCGTACCGCGTCCGGAATCGCGAGGGAAATCCGCTCGACCTACCACCGGGACGCGGCCGAATCCGAAGAGGCCGTCCTTCGGCGCCTGACGCGCGCGCGGATCCTGGTCGTCGACGAGATCGGCGTCGGAACTGGATCCGAACACGAACGGAACGCCCTGCACGAAGTTCTGGCGGCACGGTACGACGCCAGGCGCCCGACGATCATCATTTCCAACCTGTCGCGCGCTGACCTGCTCGAGGCGCTAGGGGAACGGATCGTCGACCGACTCAAGGAATCCGGAGCCGTTCTGGTCGCGTTCGTTTGGCCGTCGTTCCGAGGGAAGTAAAAAAACGCCCCACGGTTCGCGCTCATCGTATTACTTTGAATAACACCGGAAGGCAATGACGCCACGGAACAAAGGAATCGACAAATGTCGCAATTGATAACGGTCGAAGCTCGCCAGGTCTACGGGAAGACGGTCTACTATCCAGCTTGCGAACGTGCGCACGCGTTTGCGAAGATTTCGGGACTGAAGACGCTCTCCGAAGCGACGCTCCTCGAGATTCAGGCCCTCGGGTTCGAAATCAATCTGAAGGCGCCGGCGCTTCCCGCATCGATCGGCCGCGGGACGAAAGTCGCGGCGATCCGACCCGCGCCCCCGATCGACGTCCTCGAGGAAGTCGCGAAGCGCGCAGGATTCCCGACGCTGCAGACTCGGAACAGCGATTCCCTCGACTTTCGCGAGGTCTCTGTCTGGACGATGCGCGAAGTCGTGATGGAAGCGTTCCAGGCCGGCGCCAGGAGTGCACGATGAGCCCCGCGACCATTCAGACGCCGATCGGGCCCCGCGAACGCGCCAGCGTCGGCGAGACGTCCGTTCCGACCTACTTCGGGCGCCTGCGCAATGGCGACCGCGCTCAGCTGGTCCGCGCCGGCTACCCGCAGCGGGAAATCCGAAAGGCTTCCGGGATCCGCCCGGATGGCCGGCTTGTTGTTTTCGTCGGTTCGTGCTACTACGAAGTCGGCGCCCCCGTCCCGAAGTCCACCACGAAACAGAAGAGGAACGCCCGATGACCATCCGACCGTGCACAATCCGACGCGCCGACCGCTGGGCAGTTCGCCGGCGGCGCTTCCTGCGCCTGCGCGTCTTCGTCCTTCGGGCCCGGATGCGGGTCCGCGCCTGGCGACATTCTCGCGAATGGCTCGAGCTCGCGCTCGCCTGGACGGTCGTCCTCTTGATCGTTTGGGGGAATCCATGAACGCGGGTTTCTGCGCCCTCGAGCGCAACGGCGACCACCTGTTCGTGCACCTGGCGCGCCCTGTCCGCCGGTTCGTCCCCTGGGGGAAAAAGCACGTCCTCCCGATTATGGTCTGGAAGGCCTTCCTTCCTGGATCATCCGCCCCTCTCTCGACGGGGCTCGCGTTCCGCGAAGCCGGCGCAGTTCGCCAGGCCTGGGAAGCGTTCGACGCTCACCAGGCCGCGCGCCAGCGCTGGAACGGCGACTTGGGGGATTTATGAACGAGACCACCTTCACCGGCCGCGAAGTCGATCCATTCAACCTTCGCCTCTGCGACGTCGAGCTCGAGACAATCGCGCACGCCCTCGCGAACACGTGCCGGTTCAATGGGCACACCCCGCGGTTCTACTCGGTCGCGGAGCACGCCGTCCGCGTGTCCTACTTTGCGTGGATGGTAGGGGGGCCGCGCCTGGCGCTGCTCGCGCTTCACCACGACGACATCTGGGGGACCAGATTCGCCCGATCAAAGCGGGGCTCGGATGGAAGCGCACCAGCTGCCCGACGTTCGGTTTGATCGACATCGAAGAATTCGAGGACTTCGAGGCCGTCGAGGCGCGCACGCTGCGCACGATATACCAGGCGCTCGACCTGCTCGACCTTCTAGAGGAGCGCGGGGAATTTCACCAGGAAGCGATCAAGCGCGCCGACGACCAGGCGCTCGCGCTCGAGCTCCTGGAATTCTGGAACCAGAAGGAACGCGCCGAAGCGCTCGCGCCGCGGTTCGCCCCCCCCTGGCGCCAGGAGCGCGCGATGTTCTTCGCGCCGATCGCGGCGAAGGCCGAATTCCTGGACCGGCACCGGCGCCTGGTTTCGATGTTGTTCCCCGATCGCGCCGGCGCCGACGAATGAACGCCACGCGGAAGGCCGGACCGAAGACCGTCAAGGCCGCAGCCGCGGCCGCGCCGGCGAAGGTCCAGGGAGAGGGGTCCGGTCTGTTCTTCTGGAAGCTGCAGCGGACGAAGGGGTTCCGGCCGATCCGGACGGCCTCGACGATCTTGATCCAGGAGCTCGTCGAGACGCATCCGAACCCGATTCCCGGGCGGATGGTCGGAAACGGCCTGTATTCGGGCCCCCTCTTCCCTTCGACGCCGGCGACGGCGCGCTACAAGATCGACGAAGCGCTGCTCGCGCAGGGGTGGAAGATTGTCCGCGCCTGAACACGCGATGACGGCCGCGGCCGCGGCACGCCGACACCTGGAACTGCAGCACAAGGGCGACGCGCGCGCGTTTCTCTGGCGCAGCCGGCGCCGAGACTGGTCGCCAGTCCCGATGCACCCCGCGATCATCGCGGAACAGCGGTGGGCGCGCTTCGCTTGGATCGCGAATTCCGCGACCCACGACGGCGTCGCCGTGACTGACTGCGGGGGGACCGTCGAGGTCGTACCCTGGAGCGAAATCCTGACCACCACCAACGAAAAAGGGCGCAAACCGTGACACCTCCGAAACCGTACTACCAGGACGACCTGGCGACGATCTACCGCGGCGATTCGTTCGACATCCTTCCGTACCTGTCGGGGATCGGCGCCGTCGTGACAGATCCGCCCTACTCGAGCGGGGGCGCCTTCCGCGGTGACCGGATGCAATCGACTTCGACGAAGTACGTCCAGACCGGCACGCAGGCCTACCGGCCGGAATTCGCCGGCGACAACCGCGACCAGCATTCCTTTCTGGTTTGGGCGTCTCTCTGGCTGAACGCAGCGCGGAACGCGTGCGTCCCGGGCGCCGTCCTGGCGTCGTTCATCGACTGGCGCCAGCTTCCGACCTTGTCGGACGCGATCCAGGCCGGCGGCTGGACCTGGCGCGGGATTGCCGTCTGGTCGAAGGGGTTCGGGCGTCCGACGCCGGGCCGGTTCTCGAACGCGGCGGAATATGTCCTTTGGGGGTCCTTAGGCGCGATGGCCGAACGCGACGCGTATCCGCCGGGCCTGTTCACGGCGCAGCCCCCGCGCGGCGAGCGCGAGCACATCGCACAGAAACCCGACGAGGTTATGGGCTGGGTCCTGGGACTGGTTCCGCCTGGCGCCGTGGTCCTGGATCCGTTCATGGGGTCCGGGTCGACGCTGGTCGCCGCGAAGTCCCTCGGGTTCCGCTGCGTCGGGATCGAGTGCGACGAACGCTATTGTGAGACGGCCGCGCGCCGCGTTTCGCAGGAAATGGCGCTCTCGTTCTGACCTAGAGAGGGGTCCCGCGCTTTCTGCGGGACCTTCCTTTGCCGACTGGAGTTTGGCGTGCTAGATTCTGCGAGGGCCCCGGACACGGGGCGCGCCCCTGGGAAGGCGCAGGGCGGAACCTCCACGGAACGACGGACTCGGGGCGGCACCTGGCGCAGGCCAGGGACCAGGCGCGCGGACGAATCGACCGGAGGATGTTCCCCGATCCCCTCGGGGCCGGAGCGAAATCCGGGCCGCGGGGGGAAAGGGGGGGCATTTCTCTCGGTCCTCAGAATCTGGGGAAGGTCTACCAGGACGTCGGACGTCGCCGGCGAAAAAAACGCGAGCGCATCGAAACATCCCCACGGCCGCGGCCGGATGTATTACTTTGAATAACACCGGAAGGCAATAAGGCCACGGAAAAAAGGAGCACCCCTTGAAGTTCGAAGTTGTCCAGACCGTCGAGATCAACACAACCCACGTCCGCGTTCTGCTTCCCCTGCCCTACGACGACGCGTTCTGCATGGCGAAGGACTTCCCGCTTCGCGCCGGCAATCTCTGGCGCGCGACGATCGATCTCGAGACGGGGAAAATCCTCGAATGGCCGATCGACATCGCGCCCGGATTCTTCGAGGTCAACGAGAAGGTAGTCGACACGGGTTCCTACGACCTGCTCGAGATCGTCGACGGCGTCGAAAAGGTCCTGGCGTCCCTGTCCGACTACGTCCCGAACGGCGTCGTCCCTGGATCCTTCGGCGACTACGTCGAGCTCGAAATCCAGGACGGACACGTCACCAATATGCCGAAGCGCCTGGACGTGTCCGCGTTCTTCCCCCGGCCGGAGTGACCCGGGCATGAACGGCAAGAAGTACAACCCGCAGAATCGCCCGGTCTTCGAAATCATCGATCCGAAATATGTCCAGGTCGGCGAGACCGGCTATCTCGGGAACGACTTCGGCGACCACGTCGCCCTTCACTTCCCGGACGGTTCGATGAGATGTTTCGAGCGCGAAGCGCTTCGCCTGGTTTTTCCGGAGTCCGCCACGTGAGCGCCGGCAAGGTCTCCGCGTGCTACGCCGAAGGATGCCCGACGCCCGGATGGTGCCGCCGGGCCCTCCTGGCGAAGGAACGCCGGCCGCGGTTCGGCGATTTCACGGAAGTGAACGTGATCGAAATCCCGGACGGGATGAACTCGACCAGGTGCGCGAACTTCCTCCTGATCAATGAAGGGGGCGCCGCGTGAAAACCTGCAACGATGTCGTGGCAAAATGGCAGGCGTCGAGGAAATTGATCGACGATCTCGAAAGGGCTCTCCGCGAACTGCGGGACGGAATGCAGAACTGGGAGCTCGGAATCGAAAAGGACGAACGACCATCGGTCGCGCTGCTCTGGCGGACCTTGCGCGAAGAACGCATGGCGCTGAACGTGTTCCTCGCGCGTTCTGTCGTCGTCTGCCCGGAACCGCAGGAATCAGGAAGGAGAGCGGCATGATCGCCGGGCGCGTGTTGAAACGCTTTTCCCGCTGGCTCGATCTTGTCCAACGCATCCGTAGGATCGAGCATGAACGGCGCGAGCTCCTGGACCTGGTTCGGATCATCTACGTCTGGACCGACTACAAGGCGACGCCCTGGGCAATCCGGGCGCGCCAGGCGCTCGAGAAAGGGGGCTCCCTGTGACGTTCACGCTCGAGAACATGAACGGCGCCGCGGTCGTTGTCCAGAAGCGGAAGCCGCGGCCGCGGTCCAGGATTCCGAGGACGTGCCGGATCGCTCGCCGCGTTTCGTGGTGGTCGCGACGTGTCGACTACTTAGGGTTCGCGAAGTGACCACGGCGGCGATCGACTTCGAGCAGGATTCGGCGAACCTGCTCGCCGCGTTCCGCTGCCACTACTGCACGCGCCCGGCCTGGATCTCTTTCGCCGGACGGTCCGGGCGTCGGTTCTGCATCTGCCGAAGCTGCGCCCGGGCCGTCCGTCTCTCGACGTAGATTCTCGGACAATGACCAAACCAACCGGACGACCACGAAAGAAACCGGCAAAGAAGGCCGCTGACGGCGTCAAGAGGACCGCAGCGGATCGCGGCCGGGCGTTCGTCGCCGCGTACATGGCGAACGGCTTCAACGCCACGCAGGCGGCGATTGCGGCGGGATACTCGCCGAAGGCCGCGACACAAACCGGAAGCGACCTCTTGCGGCGCCAGGACGTCGTCGAGCTCCTGACGAAGGAGAGGAAGCGCCTCGAGGACGACGGACATGTGAGTGCGAACGAAGTCGTCGCCGAACTGAAGAAAATCGGATTCTCTGGACGTCGGGACGCCGTCGCGGTCCGCGCTCTCGAACTCCTGGGGAAGACGCTTTCCCTGTTCTCCGAGAACGTCAACAACCGAAACACCTTCCTAGACCCGGACGGGAAGCCTACATTGCCAACAGTTCGAGTCGTTTTCGTCAATCCAACAACCGGAACGGAATCCAATGACCACGACAACCCCGGCGCCAGTTCGGCGCCTTTCCCCCGCTGAAATCCGCAGGCGCTACCCAGCCGGGGGCCTGCAGCTGCTCGACGCGCTCACCGCGGCCGAAGGCCTCGACCAGGCGATCGAGGCCGCGAAGACCGCGCCAGGCGTCCAGCTGACGGACCTCCGTCCGTTCCTCGAATTCGCGAAGCACGCCGGGCCCCTGCGCTCGATCCATTCGCACGCCGGCGGAATCCGGTCTTCGGCCTATGGGGTCCGGACCGCGGACGGCCTCGAGGCGCTGCGCCTGGTCGCCTGGTTCACGATCGGGCCCGTCGACATTGGGACGACCGTCCCCGAAGTAATCGACGGCCGGACCGTCCACGGCCTCGACCTCGAACTCCTGGGATTCTCCGGCGGCGCTCTCGACGACCTCGCGCTCGAGGTCCTGGCGCTGCACACAGGGCGCGTCGACGAGATCGGGGGCGAACTGTGAGCGTCCACCGGTTCCTCGATCGCTGCCCGTTCTGCGGGGCGCCAGGACATTTAGACCCGTTCAAGCACGTGAACATCTTCGGATGCGGTTCGAATGTCTCGGCCGTCGACATTCTCGAACTTCCCGCGGCGATCGAGGCCGCGCGAGCGACGACGCGTTCCGACGAGTGTCGCCGCAGGGCGCCAGGGCGCGTCGAGGCCTTCGAGGGGGCGGACGTCCTGGCGAAGGGGCTCGCCGGCCTGGTCGACGCTGCGCACGGCGCCGCGAAGAGGTCCGGATGGTGGTCCGACCTGCAGACGGGAAAACCGATCGAGCGGAACGTCGGCGAACTACTCGCCCTGATCCATTCCGAAATTTCCGAAGCGCTCGAGGCGCACCGGAAGGGGCGGAAGGACGACCACCTTCCCGACCGTCCAGGGATCGAGGTCGAGCTCGCGGACGCCGTGATCCGGATCGCGGACCTTTGCGGGGGGCTCGGTCTCGACCTTGCCGGCGCCGTGGTCGCGAAGATGTCGTACAACGCGAAGCGCGCGGACCACCGTCCGGACGCTCGCCGCGCGACCGGCGGGAAGGCCTACTGATGGACGCCGAAATCGAACGGATCTCCCGCGAATTATGGCAGTTTGCGCCAGGTTTTGACGAACGCGCAGCGATCAAAACACTACTCAACGAATGCGACCGCTTGACGAAGGCGCTCGAGGCGAGGAAGACCACGGCCGCGGGGATCGAGGGCGCCCGTTTCCCCCTGTGGACGTCCTCGCCGGACTTCGACGCGTGGTATCTCTCCCTCGAGCGCGTCCACCCCTGCGCCGAATTCGAAGGCGACGCGGACCAGTTCGTCATCGGCGACCTGGTCGACGCGTTCGAGGCCGGGAAAGCGCTCGGACTCAAGCGCGGGAATAGAATCGACGCCGATCGACGCGAGGAACTGTTGATCCTGCGGGACATCGCGGACATCGCGCGCCCCCGCTGCCGTGACACGGACCGCGCGGCGCTTTGCGATGCCTTCCGAAGGCTAAACGCGTTCCAGGCGAAGACGACAAGCGCGAAAGGGGAAACGCCGTGAAACTCCGTCTCGTCGGTCTCCGTTGTCCTCGCTGCGGGGCGCGCGTGCGCATCGATGGCGCCGGGCGCCTGGTCGGTCCGAAGGGCGGCGCGCACCGCTGCAACGGCCGGGGGCCGGTCTGATGCCGCGCCCCGCTCCTCTTTGCAGGAAGTGTCGGAAGAGACCGGCGACCGGGCCCGATCGCGAGCGCGACCTGACCTGGCGCCGGACGATTTGCGACGAATGTCGGCGCGAGTACATCGCGACCGATGCGATCGCGATCATCGCAGCAGCAGCAGCGCAGCGGGAAGCGGGGCGCCCATGATTTCCGCGCTCCTGTACCTGCTGCGCCTGGCGCTCCTTGGCCTCGCGTTCGTCTACTTCATTTCGACCTTCGGGATCTATTGGGGCGTCGTCGCCGGCGTCATCCTGCTGGGGACATGGACGCGCGTCGTTTGGGCCCTCGAGAACGTCCTGCGCTTCCTGGTCGGTCTTGACATGGAGCCCTGGGCATGATCGGCCGCGACCGACCAGGAGAGGGCGGAGGCGTCCCGTTTTCTATCGATCAGAACCGCGTCGCGAGGATCAAGGTCGAGCCCGACGAACGCGGGATCCTTCGACCAGTTCAGGGCGCCAGTGTCCCGGCTGCGACCTCCGTCGTCCCCCTCGAGGCCGTCGTCGGGTTCGCCGTCGTCGCGCCGGCCGGGGTTGTCTACGCGACGACCGTCGACCACGGCGCCGGCGCAAGTCCGGGCGTTCCGGCTATCTTCGTCCCTGTTCCCCTTTTCCTGTGAGGTCCCGATGACCACGAAACCCGACCCGCTCGCCTCGAAGTCCGAAGTGTTCCACCTGTCCCCGGGGGGCGTGACGGTTTGCGTCCGCACCCTCGCCTGCGGGTTTTCCCTGGTCGGACAGAGCACGCCATCGGACCCGAAGGCCTTCGACGAAGAGGCCGGGCGCCGGCACGCGCGGAAAGCCGTCGACGACCAGGTCGTCCGCCTGCGCGTCTTCGCCGGCAAGCTCAACGAGTTCAACGGCGCAGGCGCGGCCGAACGATGAACGGCGCCAGAACAGCAGAAGAGGAGAACACCATGCACACCACCAAGCCGACGCGCTACGTCGGGATCCAGGTCGTCGACGCCGTCCCGATGACCCGCGGCGAATTCGAGACGTCCGAAGGGGGCTATCCTCTCGGACAGGGCGCCGAATCGATCGAGGCGACCGCGCAGGGGTACGCCGTCCAGGCCGGCGACGGGGGGAAAGCCTGGATCCCCGCGGACATCTTCGAAACGAATTTCCGCGGACAGCTGAACGACGGCGCCGACGCCGAAACGGCCTGGAAGGCCTTCGAGATCGGCGCGCAGCAGCTGGACGACGAACTCGACCCGATCGAAAAGGAAATCCGTGCGAAGGGGAAGACCGGGCCCCGCGTCACGGCCGAAGCGCTCGAGGCGAAGATCGTCCGCCAGGACTTCCACCGCTTGACGGACGTCTTGACGGTTTGCGTCCTCACGATGGAGAACGGTTTCACCGTCACGGGGGAAAGCGCCTGTGCCGATCCCGCGAACTACGACGAGGGAATCGGCCGGCAGATCGCACGCGCGAACGCGTTTGACAAGCTCTGGCCGCTCGAAGGGTACTTCCTGCGCGAGCGCCTGCACCGTGAAGCCGGGCGCCGCCTTTCGATCGCGCGCGTCGCGTACGAAGTCAACCGCGCCTACTGCCAGTTCCTCGGCGACGATTCCCAGCCGTCCTTCGAAGAGGCGCCAGGATGGCAGCGGGACAGCGCCCTGCTCGGCGTGAACCTGCACGCGGACGGCGAACACGGTCCGGAGGCGTCGCACGCTTCATGGATGGCGCAGAAGATCGCCGACGGCTGGACCTACGGACAGACGAAGGACCCGGAAGCGAAGACGCACCCGTGCCTGGTCCCCTTCGACCAGCTTCCCCGCGAACAGCAGGCGAAGGACTACCTGTTCCGCGCCGTGGTGCACGCTCTCCGATGACCGCGCCCGGCCTGCGATTCGGACAGTCCGACGACCTGCGTCGAATCGCCAGGCCTGGCGACCTGATCCCGGTCCCGCTCACACCGGAACCGGGGACCCTCTACGTCCCCGAAAAGCTGCGCCCGGTCCTCTTCGGGGATAGTCGCTTCGGCTGCGCTTACGGGGGCCGCGTCGGGATGAAGTCGCACACCGTCGCCGGCTACATCGCCGTCGCGGGATCGCTGGAACCGATGCGCGTTTTTTGCGGCCGTCACATTCAAAAATCGATCCGCGAATCCGTCCACCAGCTGATCGCGGACAAGATCGCGTTCCTCGGTTTGTCCAACTTCTACCGGGTTCTGGATACGGAAATCCGCGGGGCGAACGGAACCCAAATCTTCTACGGGGGCCTGCAGTCTCACACCGCGGAACACTTGAAGTCCCTCGAGGGCGTCGACCTCGCCTGGCTCGAAGAGGCGAACACGATCCCCGATTCCGCGCTGAAAAAGTTCATTCCGACGATCCGCAAACCGGGGTCGCGGATCCTCTTCACGTGGAACCCGGAACTCGAGACGGACCCGGTCCACAAGCGCTTCGTGGTCGACGGCGACCCGGAAGCGTGCGTCGTGAAGATCGGGATCGAGGACAACCCCTTCGCATCGCGTGAAGCCTGGATCGAGCGGAATCGCGCCTACCACGACAACCCGGCCGACGCGGCCTGGGTTTGGGGCGGCGAATGTCGTCCGTCGGTCGTCGGCGCGATCTACGAGCAGCAGCTGGCCGCGATGAAGCTCGAAGGGCGCGTGGTTCGCCTTCCATACGATCGCGCGGCCGACATGGTCGTCGCTCTCGACCTCGGGTTCGGCGACCAGACATCGCTCGTCTATGGGCAGCACGTCCGCAGGGAGCGTCGGATTCTGCGCTACTACGAGAACAACGGCGAGGACATCCCGCACTACATCGACAACATGAAGGCGAGCGGGTTCCGGATCGATCGGATCGTCCTCCCGCACGACGCGCGAAGTCGCTCGATCCTCTCGAAAAAGTCCGTTTTCAACCGGATGAAAGACGCTTTCCCGAACGCGGACGTGGTCGTCGTCGGAAGGGACGAAGACGACAACCCGATCGGATTGGAAGACCAGATCGACATCGTCCGCGCCGCGTTCGGCGAGGTCTGGATCGATCCGGAGGGCGCCGGCGAGCTCCTGGAGCGTTTGAAGCGATACCGGCGCCGGCACGACCGCACGACGAACACATACCGCGAACCGCTGCACGACACGAATTCGAACGGCGCGGACGCGTTTCGCTACTGGAACCTGCTCGATCCCCCGCGGAAGCGTATTCCCGGAAGTAATTTCGCTATGTCGGTTCCATCGATCATCTAGGAAAAGGGGCTACCCGTGGAAGTTCAACAGATCCAGGACATGAAAAAGCGGTCCGCCGGAATGATGGGGGACGTCTTCCGCGAATACTGGAGCGATCGCAAGTTCCACGCGGGGGACCAATGGGAAGGGAAGGAACAGACCCGCCTGAACGGGGGGCGCCAGTCCGTCGTGTTCAACCGCTTGCCCGGCCTGATCCACCCCGTCGTGAACGCCGTCAAGCAAGCCCCCCCGGCGATCCTGATCCTTCCACTCGGAGGGGGCGCGAACACCGACAAGGCAAGCCGGACCGCGGCGAGAATCCGGATTCTCGAGAAGGAATGTCGCGCCAGCCGGGCGCGCCTCTACGCTCTGCAATGCGCATCGATTGGAGGCGTCGGTGTCTGGAGAACGATCCCGAAGAACGTCCGCGGGAAGATCCGCCCCGTGACGGAAACGATCCTGGACCCGACGACGGTCTACCCTGATTCCTCGAGCCAGGAACCCGATTTTTCCGACGCGCGCTGGATCGTGCACGAACACCGGATGCACCGCGCGAAGCTGGCGAGCATCTACGACGCTTCCCGCCTCGCGGAGAACTACCGCGCGAAGCAGGAAGCCGGCGAGGACCTGGGCTTCAAGTTCGGCGACGACGCCGACGAGATGGTTTCGGTTCTCGAGGCGTGGTATCTCGACGAGGACACGGGGAAGGTTTGCCGATGCGTCGCTACCGACGACGAGGTCCTGGCGCGCACCGTGACGGAATCCGTCGCCGTGCTCGACGACTTCGGCGCCGTGGTCGGATCGCAGGACGTCGCGACGATCGAGACCGTCGAGCGCTTCGAAATGCGCGAGCTCCCCTATTCCTTCGTGGTCGGCGATTTCGAGCTTTCCGAGGACGGCGTCCGGCACTACACCAGCATCGTTCGGTTCGCGAAGCCGGACCAGATCGCCGTCAACTATGCCGAAAACGAATGGATTTCGGACATCGTCGTGACACCGAAGACGAAGTGGGTCGGCGAACCCGACGCCGTCGAGGGATACGAAGAGAAATGGAAGACCGCGCACCTCACGATGATGCCGTTCCTTCCCGTCAAGGACTTGGAGAAAATGCGCGAATTCGCGCCCCCCGATTTGTCCTCTCGCTTCCTGTCCCTGTCGCAGTCTCACCGGCAAAGCATGGTGGAAGTCACCGGCGTTTCGCCGACGACCGGGCCCGTCCTCGATCCGGTTTCAGGGAAGTCCGTCAAGTTCCAGCAGGCACAGGCCGCGGTCTCGTCGTTCCACTACGTCGACGCGCTTCATGCCGCGATCGAGCACGACGGCCGGGTCTACCTGGACGTCCTGCGCGTCTACGAGAACGACGACGAAATCCGTCCGGTCCTGCTCGAGGACGGCCGCAGCATCGCCCGGGTTTCGTTCGGTCCGACGACCGTCGAGGAAGAGGGCGTCGAGAACGTCGACCTCGAGGGCGAATCCTACGGGGTCGCCGTGTCGGTCGGTCCGGCCTACGGTTCGCAGCTGGAACAGATTCAAGACCTGATCACCGGACTCTGCGAGCGCGTGCCGTCCCTGGCGCCGGTCCTCTTGCCGCTGATCCTTCGCCGGATCGCGATCCCCGAATCCGAGGACGTGAACCAGATTCTCGCGCTCATGGCGCCCCCGAACGTCCAGGCGATGCTCGCGCAGAAGGGCGACAAGGGCGCGCAGCTGGCGCAGCTTCTGAACCAGGCGCAACAGTCTGGCGCGATGGTCCAGAACCTGCAGTCGCAGCTGGGGCAACTGGCGCAGGCGCTCAAGGAATCGCAACAGGCGCTCGCGACCCGCGGCGCGATCCAGGACCGGGACAACGCGGCGAAGCTCGAGATCGAGCGGATCCGCGCCCGGAACGACCAGCTGCTTGCGCAGGAAGAGACGCGCCGCGCCCTACTGCTCGAGCACGAACGCGGCGAGAACGCGCAGGAACTCGAGGGACAGCGCGCCGGCCACCGGATTCTGACGGACTTCCACAACCACGGACTGCGGGGCGTTCCGGGCCCCCGCGGACCTTTCGACCACACCTTCCCGGATTGGAGAAACGGATGAACGACCAGACTTATTTCCGAAGCGTCCTTGCGACGCTCGAGTCCTTGACCGTGAAGGGGGACTCCCGCACGATGCGCCAGCTTGCCGACATGATCGACGGGACGCGCGAACGTCTCGCGAAGCTCCCCGCGGCCGGCGCCGTCCGCCCCGTGCATCCTCGCGCGGGACTGGTCGCCGACACGGATCGCCTTCCCCCTCCCGATGCCAACGGCGCGCCCGAACCTGTTCCGCAGGCGAGCAACCGCGCCGCGGATCCCCTCGAGGTCCCGCAGGCGAGCAACCCCGCGCCCTCGATCCCTGACCACACCGTCACGACCGAGGGCATCTAATGGACCAGAACGCAACGAACAGCGCCCCCGCGGATTCCTCGAGCGCCGGCGGGAACGAAGACACCGGCGAGGACTTCGAGGCCTACGCGTCCAGGATGGACGCCGGCGGCGATGATGCCGGAAGCACGTCGACCCGCGTTCCTGCACAGCAGGGGGCCGCGCAGGGCGACCAGGGCGACCAGGGCCAGGCGCAGGGCCAGGGAGACCAAGCGCAGGGCCAGGTGCAGCAGGGCGACCAGGGCCAGGGGAAGGGCGAAGATCGGCGCCCCTGGAAGCGGATCCTCGCCGCGAATGCAGCCGCGCGGAATTCGGAGGCCGCACGCAGGGCCGCGGAGCTCGAGGCCGAAAACGCTCGGCTTCGCCAGCTGGTCGGCGGCACGCCTGCGCCAGCTGGAACCCATGGCGCGCAGGCGCCGGCCGCTGCGCAGGCGCCGGCACCGGGGCCGAAGCCGAAACCGCGCGAGGAGGACTTCATCGATCCCGCAACCGGGAAGTTCGACGGTCAGGCCTACCTCGACGCGCGCGACGAATGGCGCGACGCGGAGCGCGTGCGGATCGAGCAGGAGAACGCCACGCGCCAGGCGCAGGAACGTCTCCAGGAGGACGAAGAGAAGCACGCGCGCACCGTGAACGCGTCGTTCTGGGGGAAGGCCGCGCAGATGGCCGAAGAGATTCCGGACGCGATGGAAACCCTTCAAGGAATGTCCCACCCGGACATCGCCGGAAGGATTCCCCCGAAGGTCCAGATCGCTCTACTCGAGGCCGATCCGCTGGTGATGTACGCGATCGCGCACCGCGACGACCTCCTGGCCAGCGTGATGTCCGGCGACGTGGCGGGATCCCTTCGCCTGGTCGGGCACCTGGAAGGCCTACTGGCGCAGTACCAGAACCAGCAGGGCGCCGAATCCGGGACGCCTGCAGGGGCCGGGCAGCAGCAGCAGCAGGCCGCGGGCCCCTCGCTCATGGCGCCGCAAGGCGCGCCGCAGGGCGTCCAGCCGGCGCGGAACACGTCCGGGCAGTTCGTCGCAGGAATGCCGGCGACGCCCCCGCGTCCGCAGCCGCGCGCCCCTGTCGACCTCGGGGGAAGCGGTTCCAGGCCTGCAAGCCTGCTCGACGGGGACGACTTCGAGGCCTACGCCGAAGAACAGGACAGGAAAGCGCGTCGCCGTTGACGCCGTCGAGGAAGTAGATTCTCCGAAGGTTCGAGGCGTGCGGGGGAACCCGGCGCCTCGAACCTGATCCGACGCGCAGCGTCGAGGCCGGTGCGCCGGCGTCCCTCGAGCCCGACGACCTCGAGGTGCACAAGTCCCCGACCGACGCGGGTTCGTCGAGGCCGGATTTCCGGCGTCTCCTGGGTGGAGCCCTCACCGAGGAAGCGAACGCAGGGCAGCAGCGGGACACCCCGCGCCTTTCTCGCTTCAACGTCAACACCAGGAGCCAATCATGGCGAATACCATTCGGCAGCAGAACCGGATCGCGAACAAGGTCTTCTACAAGTTCCGGCAGGCCGGAAAGTTCCTTTCCGAGGTCAACTTCAAGTCGGAGGACTTCAAGCCCTCCGAGAACGTCGGCGGCGCGTTCACGTACCGCAGGCCCTCCAAGTCCACCACCTTCGAGACCAATTCGGCCGCGATCGGAAGCGTCCCCGCGGTCGGTTCGGCGCCGACTTACGGCAGCTACACCGAGCCCGTCGTCCAGCTGGTCGTCGCGAAGAAGTTCGCGAAGCGCATCGTCGTTTCGTCCTCGGACATGACTCTGGCCCTCTCCGAGGAACAGGTCCTGTCGCGCCAGGTCGAACAGGACGTGGTGTCCCTTCGTCGACAGATCGAGTCCTACGCGGCGGGAATCGCGATGGCCGGCACCGGCCAGACGATCGGCACCCCGAGCACCCCCGCGACCGGCGACACCCTCCTCGACAACTTCGCGAAGGCCGCGGCGCTCATGAACAGCCGCGGACTCGAGGACGACGGGAAGCGCGTCGCGCTCGTCACCAGCGACCAGGCCGTCGCCCTGAACGGCGCGACCAGGAAGCTCTTCAATCCGACCGAAGAGGTCTCGCGCATCTTCCGGACCGGCGGACTCGGACAGTTCGCCAACCTGAACTTCGCGCAGACCCCGCTCCTCCCTGGCGACCGCGTCACGATCGCGTCCGTCGGAACTCCTCGCGTCAACGGCGCGGGACAGTCCGCCGGCGTGGTCTGGACCTCGACATGGTCGCTCGTCACGGACGGCTGGACCGCTGGCGCCGTGATTCCCGCGGGGACGCTTATCAAGATCGCCGGCGTCGATTGGGTCGTTCCCGACACCTTCGTCGACTTCGGGACTCAGGCGATCTTCCGCGTCGTCTCCACTGTGACCGCGGACGGTTCGGGCAACGCGACGCTGACGCTCGTCGACCCCCTGATCGGACCCCTCAACGGTTCCGGCGATTCGACGAACGGCTACCAGTCCGTTTCGGCGCTCCCGGCCGATGACGCCCTGATCACGGTCGTGAACAACGTCGCGAACGCGAACCCCGCGCTCGTCTTCGACGGGAACGCCGTCCTCGGCGTCTCGCCCGTGATTTCGATCCCGGACAAGATCGAGCACAAGAACCAGAAGGTCGACGGCATCAACGTGATGTTCATCATGAGCGCCGACCCCTTCAACTACTCCTACATCTGGGAAATTCAGGCGATGGTCGGCTTCGTCGTCGGTATGCCCGAAGGCGTGGTCCTCGTCCACTGATCCAACAACGGGGGCGCCCTGAAATGGGGCGCCCCTACTTCCACCACGCCGACGGAATCTGTCGGCGTCCCTCTTTCCAATGACCAAGGGAAAACCGATGCACACCGTAGACGCAAGCGCCGAGCAGCCCTTCGACCTGAACCACTACCTCGCCACGCAGCGAAAGCACACCGGCAACCGCTCGAGCCTCGAATCGTTCTGCAAGCTCGCCGCGCCGAAGGGCCGGTTCCAGCCGGCCGACGAGATTCGCGAGGAATACGAATACCGCGGCTATCCGAAATGGATCCAGGTCGACGGGAAGGAAGTCCTCGTCCAGGATGAAGGAACCCACCGAGCGATCGAGGACCAGATCAAGCGCCGCGACGCGGCCGCGCAGGCCTCCACCGAAGGCGCCGGCGCCCCTCCCGCGAACGTGAACGGCAACGGAACGGCCGCGGCCGGAGGAGAAGACGAAGCGAGCGAATACGCGCGCCTGGCTCAGATCCTGCGCGACGCCGGCCACAACGTCCACGCGAACACCAAGATCGGCACGCTGCGCGAGCGCGTCGCCGCACTCCAGACCGGGGAATAACTGTGAAGGCGCTTCCGATTCTAACCGATGCTCTCGCCCTTGTTGGATTCGTGTCCTTTGGCGAAGCGCCGGAGGCGGAAGCGTCGGCGCTGGCCGTTCGAACCCTGAACGGGATGCTCCTCGAATGGTCGACGAAGAGCATCTATTCCCCGGCGCAGTACGACAAGACTTGTCCCTCCAATGGTTCGACGACCTACGTCCTCGGATCGAGCGATGACGTCCCCACGCCTGATTTCGCGACCGCGCCGAAGGACATTCGGCAGGTCTCGATCGAGCAACCCGGGGGCGTCGTCGTTTGGGCTACTGGAACCCTCCGGACGCTCGCCGATTGGGCGCTCGCGATGCCGAAGACGATCCAGGGAATCCCCTCCACGGCGTTCTGGGATTTCCAACAGGGGCAGTCCCGCCTGCACCTGTTCCCCGCAGCGCCGTCCGGCTACTTGATCCGCGTCGTCGGGAATGCTGACATTCCGACGATTCCCAACGCTCAAGGGGAAATCGACCTCCCGAACGAATACCAAGAGGCGCTTGTCTACAATCTCGCGAAGCGTCTCATGCCGTTCATGCCTCCGAGCGCCGACGCGAACCCGGCCGCGCTCGACGAGATTCGCTTCATCGCGAACACGTCACTTTCTGGCATCAAGCGCCGGAACCAGATGATGCGCTTCGACGCGATCCATTCCGATTTCCCGGATGTCGGGAACGGACACGGCAACGACGGCTACCTCGCATGGAGAGGGAGGGCGGTCTAATGCCGCTACAGGCGATCCCGCTCGGTTCCACGCCATACGCGTCCCCGTGGACGTCCGTCGGTCGCGAGCGCTGCGAGAACCTGTATCTCGAGCGTGCTGGATCCGAGACGGCGAAGGCGCAGGAATTTTACATCCGGATTCCAGGCCTTCGCAGGAAGATCGAGGCGACGAATTCCGCGGCGTGCCGCGGGATGTTCACGGCTTCGAACGGCCGCGTGTTCGGCGCGTTCGGCCAGGGCGTCTTCGAGATTCTGGCGAACTGGACGATGTCGCACGTCTTCGACTTGACCACGTTCACGGGGCCTGTTCGGTTTTGCGAAAATGGGCAGATTCTGCTCGTCGTCGACGGCGCCGAAGGCTGGACGCTCACCTTCGAGACGGGAACTGTCGAGCGCATCGACCCCGACACGGACGGAAACGAGGGGTTCCCGCGCGGCGCGACGCATTGCGTTTGCCTGGATACTTACTTCCTTGTCAACGATCCGCGGACGAACCGTTACAACTGGAGCAACGCGGGGTACTCCCTGATGACCTCCGGAGGGATCGCGGGAAGCGGTGGCCATTGGAACGGCCTCAACATGGCGAAGAAAATCGCGCGCCCGGACGACATCGTCGCCCTTTCCGATTCTCAGAACATGGTCTGGCTTTTCGGCGCGTCGTCGATCGAAGTCCACTATGATTCGGGCGACTACGCCGGGGGCGTCTGGAAGCGCTACGAGTCCGCGATCATCGAGATTGGATGTCTCGCTCCCTCGAGTCCGGCGAAGTACGCGAACAGCGTCTTCTGGATCGGGTTCGACAAGATGGGGACCGTCGGCGTCTTCACGAACGAGGGTTTCACCCCGCGACGGATTTCGGTCCGCGGGATCGAACAGGCGCTGTCGACGATGACAAAAATCGACGACGCGATCGGGTTCACCTTCGCAGAGAACGGCCACGCGTTCTATCTCCTGCACTTCCCCACCGGCGACCGGACGTTCGTCTTCGACATCGTCACCGGCACCTGGCACGAACGGACGTTTCTTTTCCGCGAACAGGGTTCGACGCACCGCTGGCGCGGGATGTTCCCGACGCAGGCCTTCGGATCCTTGATCTTCGGCGACAACTCGACAAACGCGGTCCACGCGTCCGACCAGTTCTATTTCCAGAACGACGACCCGCAGGGAACCGGCGTGAACTACATCCGCAGCGTGAAGACGACGCCGATCGGATTCCAGTCCGGCCGCTTCGTTCGCTACCTGTCGGTCCAGCCGATCTTCGCGCAGGGTCAAGGCCTAGCGATGAACACCGCGCAGGGAGTCGGCGAGGACCCGACCGCGGAAATCGCCTATTCCGACGACGCCGGCGAATCCTGGACGCAAGAGCGGTCTGTTTCGATCGGTCGCCGCGGCCTCTACTCGAAGCGCTCGCGCTTGACTACCCTCGGAAGCTCGAGGAATCGCGTTTGGCGGATTTCGTGCACGTCTCCCGTTCGCTTCCTGATCGTGGGCCTCCTGGCTGACATGAGGGGGGTCGACCGATGAGGGTCGTCGCGCCGATGCCAGTCACGGACGCGCCCGTGACGTCCACGGCCGGCCGGTTCTCCTGGTCGCTCGCCTGGCGAAAGTTCCTGCAGCAGCTGGGCGACTTCGCACGCGCAGCGACGCTCGCAAGGACGACCGCGCAGGGCGCCCGATACGTCCAGACTGGCGCCGTCGTCGTCCTGTCCTACCAGGGCCCCGGGGGGATCGAGCTCGAGCTCCCGAACATGTCCGCGGGGCCGGCCTGGCTGGACGTTTGGGACGGTACGACCTGGACACGTGTCGAGGCGGTCCCGCAGGCGAACGGAACGCAAACCGCAACACTCCCTGCAGGCGATCCGATCCAGGCGCGCGGGGTCTACCTTGCAACAATGACAGAATGAGGGGGCGAAGATGACCGGAGCAGGAAGCGCAGTCGCTGGACTCGGATCGATGGCCGGAGGCCTCGCCGCGAACGAAATCCTTTCGAACGCGCTCGACAGGTCGAACCGAATTTCCAACAAGGGCGTGAACTATCTCCAGCAGGGGAACGCACAGCAGCGCCAGGACTTCCTTCCGTACATGGAAGCGGGAACCAGTGCGCTCGGTGGATACCAGAACCTGATCGCGCAGGGGAACACCGCGGCGCAGCCGACCACGTCGCAGGGTTTCAGCTACGACGCATGGAAGGACCCGGCGACGCAGTTCATGATCGACCAGGGGAACGCGTCGATCAATGCAAGTGCGCTCGCGTCGGGAAATGTCGGCGGCGGACTCGGTCGCGCCCTCACAGCGAACGCTCAGAACATGAGCAAGCAGGCCTATCAACAGGCTTTCCAGAACTACCTCGCGCAGAACACGCAGGACTTCGGGCAGCAGCAGCAGATTTACCAGAACCAGACGCAGAACTACCAGAACCGGCTCGCCGCTCTCGGTAACCTGATGGGGCAGGGGTTCAGCGCTGCGAGCACGACGGGGAACCTCGGCCTCGGCTATGGGAACGCCGTCAACCAGAACTACCTCGCGCAGGCCGCGCAGACGGCGAACATTGGACAGCAGCGCGCCGACGCTCTCGCCGGCGGACTTTCCGGCCTCGCGTCCGGCGTCTCCAGCCTCTTCTGATCGGGGGAAAAAATGCCTATCGGACAATATCTGTCAGAAATCCCGACGCGCGCGATGGACCTTCGGGAACGTGGATACGCTTTCCAGCAGAAGCGGGACCTGAACAACGCGTGGGCGCAGTCCCTCGACGAGACGGGGCGCCCGGACGAGATCAAGTTCCACGCGGCCGCGAAGCGTGCAGGCCTTGGTCCTGATGCCGCTTCGACCTACTGGAAGCAGCAGACGGAGGCGTTCAAGAATGCGCAGGAACAGGCGCAGGCCGCGAACATGATCGAAACCCTCGGTGGCAATTTCCGCGGGATCAAGGGGGAAGCGCCGCTTCCCGAAGTCCGCGAAGTTCCCGCGCCTGGATTCGATGAGATTCCAGGGAACGCCCCGGCCGCGGCGCCTCGCGCTGCAGCCCCCGCGGCGCACGGTTCGCTCGTCGGCGGGTTCCTCCGCGATGGTTCGCAGGCTACGCACCCGTCCGCTTCCGCGCCGGTTCCCGACGTGCAGGACAACGGGGAGCCGACGATCGTCGTTTCTGGAAGCGTCCAGGGCACGCGCGCGCCCGAAGTCGGGCTCCTTCCTCCTGACACCACGACCTACGAACGGGGGCCCGTTCCCCTGCAGGGCGTGGCGACGGAATTCGCGCGCTCGATCCGCCCGACGTTCCCTGGCATGATGACGCAGGCAAGCCAGGCTGGGGCGCCTGGAGAGGTCGCCACCGAAGCGCCGGCGCCGTCCCTGTCCTTTGAATCGATGAACCCGACGGAACGCGCCTACGCCGAGCGCTTCCTGGCGCGGTCCTCGATCCCTGGCGCGACGCCTGCGGAACAGCTGCAAGCCTTCGAGGCGAACGCCCTCCAGGGGATCGCGCGCCCTGTACCGTTCAACGCGCAGCGGGGGATGGTCGCGACGCCCGGGGGCGGAATGATCATCGACCCCTCGAAGCTCGCGGAAGAACGGAACCGCGCGGCCGCGGACCAGGCGCGGTTCCGGGCCGAAAGCTCGAAGGCGATCGCCGAAGCACGGAAGGCGATGTTCGGCGCCTACGAGGGCGTCCAGGCGCCGACGATCGCGCGCGCCGGCGCCGAATCGTCACTGCTTGAAAAGTCGCGTCCGATCATGGCCGCGAACGAAGCGGTCGCCGCGCTGAACCGGGAACTCGGAACGTCGTTCGACCCCTCGAAGATGGGCGACCCGAAGGTCGCCGCGGAAGTCGTCGAGCGCGTCCGCCTGCAGAAGAACCTGGCGAAGCGCGCGGACTCTCTCGAGGTTGTACGGGGCCCCGATGGCTCGATTGATGGGCGCGCGACCTTGTCGCAAATCGTCCCGATGCTCGAAGGAATGGCAAAGCTCGAGGGCCTTTCCGGCACCGAGGGAACGCAGAAGATGATGATCGGACTACTCGCGCCGAAGCTGGACGCGGCGACGATGCTCGCCGCGGGGATGATCGACGCGTCCGGAGGTCTCACCGGCGCCGGCCTGCAGTACCTCGCCGGCCGCGTGAACGACATCCCGATCGAGCAGGTCCGAAAGCTGGCGCGGCACATGGTCGACGCGTCCCCGGGCATGGCCGGCATTTACCAGAACTACCAGAGCAAGGTGCCGCGCGCGATGGCGACGGCGTCGCTCGATTCGTTCGGAAGCGCTGCGCCTGGCGCGCCTTCGCAGGACCAGGGCGCCGCAGGGGGATCCGTGGGCGTCCCTGCGCATGGGAACGGCGTCGGCGAGTACCTGCGCCCCCGCGAACCGAGGAAGCCCGTACACCCTCCCGTAACGGCCGCGCGCGGGGTAACCCCGGCACAGTTCGACCGCGCCTGGGCGAACGCAAAGCCAGGCGACAAGGTCGTCGGACCTGACGGGAAGACCTACACGAAGAAAGGGGCGCGCTGATGTCCTGGAAGCCTCCCGCGGACGCCGCGGAATGGATCCCCCCTTCCGATGCGGTGGAGGATCGCCCGGCCGCACAGAAGCCCGTGGCGCCCTCTCCGGCCTTTGACCCCTCGATCGTGCGGAAGGCCGTCGAAGGCGCGGGGTTCTCTGGACTTGAGCCTGCTGAACAGAACGCGCTGCGCGAATCCTTCCCGACCTCGAGCGCCGCGAAGGCCGGCCGATCCTGGGAAGATGTCGTGCAGGAAATGGACAAGTATCGGACCCCGGAGGTTCAGGCCTCGAGGATGGCGCGCGAGCGCCCGGAAGAGGTTCGCCCGATCGACGCCCTCTTCCCGCGCACGATGGCCGCGGCACGCATGGAACCAGACCAGGTCGCGTTCCCCTGGCAAATGGCGAAGGACATCGCGTCCCTTCCTGGACGCTTTGCCACTTCGGCGGATCGCGAAGGAATGGCGGATCCGCTTCCGCGGACGGAACTCGAGGGCGGTCGCTGGCTCGAGCCTGGCGCCTGGGCAGAACGCGCAAACGCGCTCGTCGAGATGATCGCACGCGATCCGATGACGATCCCGCTCGTCGTGGTAGGAGGTCCTGCAGCGCAGGCAACAACCCGCGGCGCCGTGCAGGCCCTCCGGCCGGCCGCGAAGGCGTTCGGCCTGCTCGAGGCTGCGCGGATCGCCGACAGGGCGACCGACCGCACGCCGACAACGTCGCCGATTCCGACCGCTGGCGAGCTAGTCACGGACGCGGCGCTCGCCGTGATCCCTGAACACGTGCTCGCGCCGGTCGGTCGACTCGCGACCGCGCAGGGCAAGAAGGCCGCGGCAGACGCCCCGGCCGCGTTCCTGCGTATGATGAAGTTTCTACCCGGACAGCAGCGGATGGCCGTCTGGAAGGCCGGGAAGGAATTCGCCGAAGACCCCGCGCTGCGCGCCGAAGTTCTCAAGGGCGCGCAGACTGTTCCCGATGTCGCCGCGAATTTCTTCGCCGGCAAGGAACGCCGGATCGCCGAAATCGGTCCCGCGATGGCTGCAGCAGACGCGACCGGAAAGGCCGTTTCCCTGCGCGACGCCGTGAACGCTGCGCGCCGTGCCACGCTGGAAATGGAGGCCGGAACCGCTTCGCCGCGCGAACGCGCGAAGGCCGTCCGCTGGCTCATGGAGCGGATTCTGATCCCCCCGAAGGGGGAACGGCCGGAATACGTCCGCGTCGTGACTGGAGTCCTCCCGGACGGCACGATCCAGACCGTCAACGTCCGCCACCCGGAAGGCTTGCCGCTGAATGCTCGCGAGCTCTTGAAGCCGACCGAAGCGCGCCCCGTGAAGTCCAACCTCTACAAGGGAATCGACTTCACCGACCCCGCGCATTCCGAAGCGCGCGAGGTCGCGATGGAAGGCGCCGCGCGCAGCATCCGCGAACAGATCGAGGCGATCGACCCGACCGGCACGATCGCGGCGAAGAACCGCGCGGCCGGGAAGTTCCTCGCCGCGGAGCTCGGTTTCGCTCGCGCAGCCACGCGCGACGCGAACAAGTACAAGCAGGGGATCCTCGCGAAGATCGGCCTACTTCCTCCGAGGGACACCCCGGCCTCGATCCGGCGCCTCGACCTGCTCGAGCGCCTGTATTCCGCAGCAGGGAAGGGGCTCGAGTCGCCGGCGACCGCTGGCGCCGTCCGCGCGCCGATCCTCGCTGGTCGCCACGCAGCTTGGGCCCTTCCCCCGGACCTCGATCCGGAAGCGCTTTTCCCTGTCCGTCGTGACTCTGTCCGTCGCGATTCCTCGAGGTCCCACCGATGAAACAGAACGCGCCATTCGCGCCCCAGCGCTACTTCGATTTTTCCGGCCTTCCCCTCGACGGGGGCTATCTCTGGATCTACCAGAAGGGGACCAGCACGCCAGCGACGGCCGCGATTTGGTTCGACGCCGACGGCCTGGTCGCGGGGTCGAATCCTGTCCAGCTGGACGGCGCCGGGCAACCGCAGCCGACGGGGGCGTTCTATCTGGACGCCGGCGCGTACACGCTGAAACTCTTCGGATCGGACGACGTCCAGATCGGCCCCCCCGTCGACGTGATCGTCTTCGGTTCCGCCTTCGGTGGTGGATCCGAGACGATCGAGCAGGGGACCGCGATCATCTGCAAGACCTACGACGACGTCCGCGGACTTTCGCAGCCTTGGGACGTGGTCTATACCTGCGGACGATCGGCGGAAGGCGACGGGGGCGAGGGATGGTTCCAGCGCCGGCCGCTCGAGACCGGCGACGACGACGACGGGATTTGTCTCGTCGCGGGGACGACCCGGTTCGTCCGCGTCTTCGATGCGGAGATCCGCCCGGAATGGTTCGGCCTGGCCTATGGCGCGACCGTTGACCAGACCGTGTTCTTCGGAAAATGCCTTACGGCGTCGCTCCGATGGAAGACGCCGATCGCGATCGCCGGCGACGTCTACCTGACGCAGAACGCGACGATCCTCGACGGACAAGCGCTGAACGTGCACCGCGGGGGGCGCTTCTTGGCGTCTACCGGGGCCGCGGTCGTGATGACCTTCAACAGCGGGTCGCGCCTGGAAGCGAAGGGCGAGACCTTCGGGATCGGTCTTTCGCCGAAGTTCTCGGCGAACGTGATCGACGCGGCCTATCTGTCCTGGATGGGCGGCGCCGTCGGCGACGACAAGATCGCGAAGCTCGCCGGCTGCGCAGCTACCGGCGTGTTCTTGACGGCGATCATTGACGCGACGATCAATGTCGGGACCAGCTTCACGTTCCCCGCGACCGTCGCCGTCGACGTCGTCGGCGGACGATTGAACGTCGTCGCTGCGATCAACGTCGCGATTCCCGTCTTCATCTATTCGGGAACCGCGGCCTGGCTCGTTTACGGCGATTCCGACTATGTCGGGACGATCAATCTCGGGAACCGGATTTCCGTCCTCGAATGGTTCGGTGCGGTCGGCGACGGGACCACGGACGACAGCGCGCCCTGGAAGGCCGGCGTGAACCACGGCCGTGTGCACCTGTCCGGGAAGTACAAGGTGACAGAAGCCGTCACGACCGGCGCGACGCTCGAGCTCTCGGGCGACCTGGTCAACGCCACCGGCTACCACCCCGCAAGCGTCGCCGCGATGCCGGCGCCGTGCGTGATCTTTTCCGGCGCATCGACTCGCCTCACGGTTCCCGCGAACGGTATCCTTGCCGCCGGCGGGATCGGAATCGCATTCGACGACGCGACCGGCAAGTTCTCCGGCAACCTGACGACGTCCGGAATCCTGCTCGACAACTGCGTCCTGTTCAGTGCCGCGACGCTGCGGATTCTGGACTTCGCGGTTCGGTCGTTCGAGTCCTGTTCCCTGTACTCGAAGACGATCATCGAGGCGTCTTCGGCGAGTTATGTCTCCTGTTCGTTCGGCGTCGGTTCCTCCGGAGTCTCGTCGCAAATCTCGATCGACAAAGTCGCCTACCTGAACTACCTCACGCCTCCGTCGAGTGGCGCCGTTCCCCCGCTCGTCTGCAGGGCGACCGACAAGTCGATCCAACTCGGGGCGAATTCCTCGCGTTCTGTCCTGCTTGAAAATTTCTCCTTCGGCGAAGGGACGATCGTCACGGCGGGGGCGTCGTACACGATCGACGCAGACGACCCGGCCTTGACGATCTTCCTCGGGACAGGGCCGATCGCCGTCAACCTCCCGACGATCGACGACATGGGCCCGGATTCGCCACGCGTTCGGATCATCGTCAAGGGAATGCAGCAGGACGGAGTCACGGGGGATTGGGTCTACATCGCGAACGCCGGCGTGTCGTGTCATTGGGCGAACGGAGGACCGGACCCCGGCGTGTCGCAGCAACTCCGGATTCCCGTCCAGACCACCGCGCACTGCGCGTCTATTTTTGTTTTTGCCGATGGCCTCTGGGCTCAAATCTAAGGGGAAACGAAATGCCGACCGGATTCAATCCGCCTCTTCTGTTCCTTCGGGCCCTCGACCACGAAGGACTTCCCGCGCCTGGCGCGAAGCTCTACCACCGCGTCGCCGGGACGGAGCTCCCGAAGGCGATCTACTACGACGCCGCTCTCACGTCGGAGTGTCCGCAGCCCCTGGTCGCGGACGCGGAAGGCCGTTTCCCTCAGTTCTTCCTCGAGGGGGGCGCCTACCGCTTCGTCCTGTTCGACCAGAGCGACGTCCAGCTGCGCCCCCCGGAAGATCCGATTTGGGGCGCGAATGGTGGTTCCATCTTTCCGACGCCGACGAATTCCGGTTTCCTGTACTACGACGAAGACACCGACACCTATTCCTGGATCCAGGTCGAAGGCTCGAAGGTCAAGGTGGACGCCGACGACCCGGTCGCGGGATACCTCTCCGAGAAGCTGACAGATTCTGACACCGTACATTGGGAAGTTCTTCCTGACCATTCCGGAATCCAGGCTGTCGTCCAGGAGGGAGCCGGCGACACGTACAAGACGAAGGTCAACGCCGACGACACGGCTCCCGGGTTCCTGGAACAGAAGCTCGCCGACACGACGGACACGCAGTTTTCGCCGACCGAAGACGGTTCGCAGCTGGACAACATCGTTTACCAGCTGACCGGACTCGGAACCAGGCTGAACCGCGTCAAGGACGCCGGGTTCGACTTCGATCGCGGTCCCTTCCCCGCGGGGAACTACGCCGGCGGTCGTGGTATTTCCTTCGGCCGTCGGTACGTCGCTGGCGTCGAGGTCGATACCTGGATCGCGCAGGGAAACAACGGGAAACTCTATTGGACTTCGAACAACGACGCGACCCGCTGGAAAATCACCACCGAAGACGACTCAGTCTATTCCGCATACCCGGGCGGTCGTACCTATTACGGCTGGTCCTGTATCCAATTCGTCTACGTCGCCGGGGCGCATAATTGTTTTTGCTGGGTTATGGGATCCGGCGACCTTGCTCAGACGGTTGTCTTCATCGAGCACAAGCCGGAAAACTATAACGCCGACGGAACCTTCAAAACGGCCGCGCTCAATTCTGTTACTTATGGGCCTTTGCTTGGGCCATATTCTGCAATCGACATCATGCAAGTAGATACAACGGGGGGAATTTTCATCGCTGGCGATGATACCCGCGTTGGATATACGACGGACCTCGCGACGTTCCAGGTCGTGCTGACGGCCGACCATAACGTCGGCGGTCTCGGGTTCGATGGCGAAACGACTGTCCAGGTCGTCGAACGTGATTCCGGCGTGATTTGGAAAAGTGAAAACTACGGAAACCCCGGAACATTTTCGAAGGTTTTGAGCTTCTATCTCGACGACGTTCTCGTTTCCCATTTTCCGACGGATTTCTCGGCACAATGGGGTTCGATGTTCTCGATGTATGGACAATGGTTGTCTATCAATTTCCACTATGTTTCTGGCGGGATTGGCTTCATCTATTCCGACGATGGGATTTATTGGTATTCCTCGAAGGATGAAGCGACCCCGTTCTACGACGCGAACAACGACGGTCTACGATGGTTCGCGACAAATGCGGTCCCGAATTCCGGAACGCCGATTTACCAGCTCATCGTCTCGATGATTCCGGTCCACCGGCGCTTGAGCATCGAAAAGGGCGCGGTCGTTTCCGGGCCCCTGATCCTGCGCGAGCTCACGAACGTCCCAATCCTGGGGACCGACCACCGCGGCCGCATCGTGAACGGAACCGGATCCCTTTCCGGCTACTTCGTCGACCTGACCACGAACCAGACCGTCGAGGGCGTGAAGACATTCTCCGACGGGATCGGTGCCCTCTTCGTCGACTACGACACCACCCATGACCCCTTCACGTTCACGCCCGGGCGGACCTATTGGGACACGGACGCGCAGACGCTCGCGACCGACCTCGGCAACGGTACGACGCTGCAGCACGGACAGGAAAGCCA